AGCGCGCATGCGCTTAAGGCCGGCGTTAAAGTTGCTGGTATCAAGCCCAACCTTGAAATTAAGAAGTCCCATTTTGTTTTTGCTTATGTAGCGCTTTTAATTGCTCAATTCCTTCGGCCATTTCGCCATGGATAATTTTAGCGCCGCCGTTGATTTCGTTGTGAGTGATTACATCCCACATTAGTTGACCAAAGGGCGCATCCATCATTTTATCAGGCGTGTAGTTTAAATTGCCTAGCGCGCTTGTGCGCATGAGCTGCAAAGTGGGCGCACCAAACTTTGAACCGCTGGCTTGGTTGTCTTGGTTGCCTAACAGTTCAGGCATTTGTTGCGCTTGGACCAAGTAATCCATTGCTTCGGCAAGGCTTTTGTTGTGTTCCCGCGGCAATGGCTTCCAAGAATAAAACCATTGACCAACCGGCGACATAAACCAACCGAGCCAATCAATGGCGCTCGCATAGTCGCGTGAGCAAATGCCAATGAAGGCGTGAAACTCAAGCGGCGTTAATATCTCAACTAGGCCAATGCGCTCCATCAAAACCGCATGCCCAAAGGTCAACGGTTTCAGCTTTACGCCGGCAACATAATGATGTCCCGGCGCAACTGTTTCGGCCCAAGTGTTAGACATTAATCAAATTCTGTATCACTTGCGCTAACGTCGGCGGTTATGTGTTCAATGGCTGTTATTGACCACTCAGCAAACGCGCCATTGCTTCGCGTCTTTTCAATGCTGGTAATTACATAGTTTCCCTCGCCTGACCCGTAGGTGTTGCTTCCTACGGCAAAATATTGAGTGTCATCAGCTTGGACTTCGGCCCATTCAGCGCTGGCGCCCATGCCAATATAAAGGTTGTCGCCGGGTAGTATTCGCTTTGCAAAAGTGGCGTCAGCGTTTGCAATGTTGTCCGTTGACCCGTCTGGAATGCCGTTGGCAGTGTTTACCATTATTCCTGTCAGCGATAGCGTGCGGCGCTTATTATATACGCAATAACTTATCGTTTCGCCTTCGCCATTAACGGCGGTGTTTTGGTCGCTGTCATATGAAACACGGATTTCACTGGCATACATGCTGCCCTCAAACGCTTTGCCCTCAGTGCCGTTTGCATCAAGGCGTGTCGCCACCAGTGAAATAATGCCGCCGCCGGTTTTTGTGCCGTAAGTAACCGGCTTTCCTTTTGTATTAATTGCCATTGTTTTCTTTCTTAATTGTTAAAAGTTGCCAAGCGCGCAAGGCCCGGCAATGGTTATCGTTTCCCTTAAAATTGTGCCGTCTGTATCGCGCTCAATGCCGCTGTAATCGTTGATTCCAAATAGGTGGAAATCGGTGGCGCTGTTAACGCCTAAAATGTCCGGTTCAAAAAGCGATTGCTCAACCTTGTCCACAAGCTCGTTGTGGGTCGCCATTGCGCCCGGTTGCGCGTCTTCGCCTACTTCGCTATGAATGCTCACTTCTATGGTTACTTCCATGTTGCCGGTGCGCGGCGGTGTCTCAGTGCCGCCAGCGTATGCAACAACAACGCAAGGCATTTGTTTGATTTGGTCGCTTGTCCCGGCATAAACTGGCACTCCTACCTTGCCTTCAATGTATGTCTTCAGTGCCGCTTCTGTTTGGCTTCGATAACTCATAGTTTTCTGACTGCTATTGCTTGGGCGGCGTTGTTGCGGTCAAGCGTTGAAATGTCCTTCGGTATTTTGCGGCGTAAATATTTGAGCATGTCGCGGCTTTCAGCGTTAAGCGCAAGCTTCATGGCTCGTCTTACGCCGCTGACTTGGGCGCCCGCCTTGGCTCCGTGGTAACCGCGCGCCGTTGGCTTCAATGCGCCAATGCGTTTCTCTGGTTTGCCTTCGCCTTTAAAGTTGCCAATGGTTGTATTTGTTCGGCGCCCTCTTACCGTGCGGCGCGGCTTCACATAGTTTCCAACGTCATCAGCAATACCGAGCCATGCCGCCGACATGAAACCCATTCCCTTGTAACGGTAGTGCAAATGACGGTCTACCTGTTTGCGCATTACATCGCCCCATAAGCCACTTTTGCCGCGTTTGCCTCGGTTGTAGTTGATAAGGATTGCCATCAATGGCACCTTGCGGCGCGGCTTGCGGCGTTGTCCTGCTTTGGCTTTTCGGCGCGTTTTGGGCGCTACCGGTTGCACGTCAGCGGCGGCCCTTAATTCTTTTCTGATTTGTGGCTTTTGAACGCGCGGCGTTTTACTTGCAGATTTTAAAGCGATGTTGAAAGTCCTTTTGTTAACTTCATTTGTAAAGCTTCGCCCACTGTATTTTAGATAAGTATCCATAATACGGTTGAAACGCTTTTCATTGAAATTAACTTTGACGCTCATTGCTTTTTCATTAACCCAAATTCAAAGGCACTGCCTAAAGTGATAACGCTTTCAATCTTGTATCGCTTGCCAGCGTTGCGAATGGTGGCGCCAACGATTGGTTGCGTCCCAGCGTTCACCCATTGAAGGCGCGAGCTTGTCAATGTGACGTCGTAACCTTCCATCATGCCGCCCTCTTCCAATTCCTTTGTTTCAGTTGAGCCACTCCAAACGCCGCGAAGTAAATGGCCTTGATAGTCAAATATCACGCCGGTTGAAAGTTCCAGGCGGGTTTGTTGTTCAAATGCCAGGCGCTCTGCAATGTGTCCCTTGTCAATCGTGTCTTGGCTCTGGAAAGTGGTTTGCGGTGGCGCGTCCGTGCTGACAAAAACATCCGTGCGCGTTGTCCCGGTTCCATCTGGCACATTTAAGTTGATGGTATAAGCGTCCGCATATGCGCCGCCTGAATCGGTCCTTTGGACCGTATAAGCGCGAGCGCCAAATTGTGGCGCGTCCGCGGTTACCCTTATAACGCTTGTGCCAGCGCTAAAGGTATCGCCTTCGCTTAGGGCTGTAAACGTTGACGGAGTAGCGCCGGCGGCGTATTCGTAAAGCCAACCAGCGCGGGTGTTGATGATTCTATTGTTTGCCATGCTAAAAAACCGGCGCCCCGGATTACCACAAACCAAGACGCCGGCACACGCGACCAGCGTTTAATTTTTAGCTTTTGAGCGGGCGGCCTTTTTAGGTTTGGGCGCGGACGCTAGGTCAACGCGCTTCCAATAAGGCGGCTTACGGTAAACGGCTAGGCTTTTAAACTTGCCGCTAGGTTTGTCACGCTCTGCAATGAAAGCTTGTTTGCAATCTTCCGCGCTGCCGATTTCAATAATCTGCGGCGCGCCGCTGTCGTCGAAGCCGACGCAAAAGGATGGTTTATTAATCATGTTTTTTATTACTGGTTTGTAAGTCGAATTAAAGCGTCTTGGTTACCCACTTGGACGCCGTAAAGGATTCCAACTGTTAAATAATACTTGCCTTGGGTTGGGTGGAAAAATTTCCTACATTGTATCGGCAATCCTGTTTTTTGTTCTATGCTGTCGATTATCTCGACGTTGGCGTGAAGCGGTTTGGCTATCTGGCGCGCCGCTATGCAAAGCGCGCTGGGATGGCAATAGAAACCTTCAAGGTTGCTGGTGGTTGGTATGCCTTGATATTCTGCAATACCAAAACCGTGCACCGCGCCAAGGTCGCCGTCCTGCAAAGGCCCGGCAGTGCCGTATGCCGATGCGTCCATTATTGCGGAATCTTTGGCAAGGCTGGAAGCATAGCCCGGCCCTATCATCAAGTTTCTTAAACCGCGGGGCGCCTTGTTATTCGTCAAAGTTGCTGCCGCGTCTGCTAGGTCGTCTGAGTCAAAATCTGATTGGGTGCGGACTTGGCTGGCTGAAAAGTTGCTAGGTGTTATGAGCGCAAGAAGGCTATCGGCTACCGCTTTCGCCGTTGCGTCAATTGCTGGTCGGATGAAAGTGCGTTCAAGAATTGTTGGGCTTTTTGCTTTGGCCATTTCCATTTCTGAAAAAGCCATTGAGAAGCCTCTGTGGTTTGCTAACTCTATTTCTATTTCTTGGCTGACTACGTCATTAGCGCCATAGCCGGCTGTAAAATCTTTGACTGTGACACTGGAAGGAACGCGAGTAACCGTGCGGTCCCCGCGCTCCCTGATGTCCTCCGAAAAGTTTCTTGCGAAAAGGGAAAACATCCAAAAATTGTCACTTAAGGTATCGAGCATTTGCTCGGATACCTGTTCAAGTGAAACTCCTGCCAGTGTGTTAGCCATTGATTAATTAAGCGCTCTTGATTCGCTTGAGTGCGGCACCGTTGCCAACAGCCACGCCATAAAGCACGCCCATGGTCAAATAATGCTTACCCGCAACATTGTCATAGAACGCCCTAAGTTGTAGCGGGATTCCGGTACTAGGGTCTACGATGTCTTGGACACTTACACTTGAATCATCAGGTGCGGCAGGTGTTCGTGCTGCCAGAACAAGAGCCGATGGGTGTAGAGCGATGCCGGCGAGGTTTTCGCCGTTTGCAGGAATACCAGTGTATTCATAAACGTCGAAACCATGCACGCGTTGAGCGGCATGCTCTTGAATACCGGCTGATGAATTATAGCTTGAGCTGTCTTGTATTAGCGCGTCTTTTTGCAAAGATGAGTAATAATTTGCCGGCAAAATCAAGGCGCGTTCTGACTTTGGACATTTGGCGGTTGTCAAATCTCCTGCCAAGTCTGCCACTTCGTCCGCGTCAAAGTTTGCGGCGGTAATGACTTCATTGCTGCTATAGTTGCTGTTCAAAACGAGGGCCAAGAGGTCATCCATTACTGCGTCTAAAGTGACCTCTAAAGACGGAGCAAGAAATTGGCTAGATAACCAGTCAAAGCTTCCAGCTTTTGAAACCTCCATGTCCGTGAAGGCTGCACTGTGCCCCTTGAATTTATTAAGCGAAACTGTTACTGCCGTTGAGGTTACGTCACTTGCGCCATAACCTGTTGACAAGTCGCTTGCGGTCATAGACGAAGGCACGCGAGTTGTGACAGATTCGCCTTGTCCGGAAATCTCATCGCTAAAATCACGAGCAAAAGCGCGCAATGGATGAAATTGAGTTGATAGATAGTCGAGACTTTGCTCGGCAATTTGAGCTAAGTTGATGCCTCCCAAGGTGTTAGCCATTTGTTATATTCTTTCTTTTATGTTGTTGATGTAAAAGGAGCGGCGCTCTTGCTTGCCTTCGATTGCGTTGTATTGGTCCCATAACGCATCAATGCTCGCCTCTTGCACCGGCTCTGGTTTGGCTTCCTCAACGGGTGATTCAACGCCGACACTTGCCGCAATCTCTACGGCCTTTTCGTCAGCGCTCGCTTGTTTCTCCTCAAGAAGTAAATTGGTTTCTTCAAGCACTTGAATTTTAGATTCCAGGCTTGCGATTTCTTCGGCGTGCTGGGCGCCAAGTTTTGCGGTTTCTTCCGCGTGTGATGCGCTCAATTCTTCCAAGCGCGTGTTTACTGTTTCGTTGGCTTTTACAGCTTCATCAAGTTTTGATGATAGCGTATTGAGTTCAACGTTTGCTTTGACTAGGTCTAGGATTGTTTTCATGTGTATTTTAAAGGTTTACCATTAATGAAATGACATCGTTTAAATCGTTTACTACCGCGTCAGCAAGGCCGGCTTCAATTGCTTCCAAGCCTTCATAGGTTTGTCCTGTCATGCTGCTTTCTGGGACATCGCGCTTGATGTTAATGTCTGCCTTAAATCGGTCGTGCCACTTGGTGACATTGGCTTGCAGGCGCTCCCGGGCTTCATCGCTTAGAGGCTTGAAGTCTGCATAATCAAGCTTGTTTTCCCCGGCGCTAATTGCGTTGATTTTATAACCGGCGTCCTCAAGTGCGGCGCTTTGGTCTAGTAAGGCGACATAAACGCCAATGCTTCCCACTTCGGCACTCTCACTTAAAAGCACGTTGTCCGCTTGGCTCGCTACCCAATAAGCGGCGCTTGCGGCTGTGCCTTCGGTGTAAGCCACAACAGGCTTGCTGACCGCGCGAATCTTTGCCGCCAATTCAGGTAAGCCGGTAATGGTGCCGCCGGGCGAGTCGATGTGTAAAAGGATTGAGTTGACGTTTGGGTTGGCGTCAGCGTCGGCTAGTTGCGCGGCAATTTCGTCATAATCGGTCATACCGAAAGCGCGCTCCAAAAAAGTCAACATTTTGCCCACTGCACCATGAATATGCACAATGGCAACGCCGTCAACTTGCGCCGGTTGTGGCGGCTCATACGGCCCTAGAATGTCGTCCTCGTATGCCTCCAATTGTGAAGCAAGGGCGCGGTGATAATCGGGCAGTATCGCCCAACATTCGTTATTTAATTTATGCGTCAGTTTCGCTGTCATGGAAAATCGGATTTGGCGTGCGTTGGCTTAAAAGGTGCAAGGCTGTTTCCATTGAAACGTTGTAAGTTTCAGCAAGCTTTGAAGCGCGGGCGAGTAAGTCGCTTGCTTCGGCTTCGACTTGGTCGCGCACTTCTTGCCAATCATGTCCGCGCTCGCCGGTGTCCTCGCGCATGGTGCGCAAGCCCATTTTTATTGCGTCCTGATTGGCCTTAGATTCGCGCCCCAAATCAACTGTGATTTTCTTGGGTGCTTGCCATCTTACGCGCCACCAATCATTCGTTGATGGTAAGTCGCCGCGCTTAATGCCGCGCGCTATCACCCATCCCCAAACACGGTCACAAAAGCGGGATTGTAAAAGGGCTTGGCGTTCTTCAAATCTTCT